GTCGCCGTCAGGAACTCGACGCGCGCCTCTTTCTCCGCCTGCTCGTCGATCTGCACAAGCGTGTCGGCAGCGATGTCTATGCGGAAGTTACGAAGCGCCTTCGGGTCTTGCAGGAGTTGCAGCGCCGGCCCGATGTACTGCTGGTCAGACTCGGAGAGTTGCTGCGCCGCGCTCATCTCTACGATGGTCTCGGGCGCAAAGTGCTTGCAGATGATCCGCGCTTTCATGCGCAGAATATCGGTAGCAAACCGCGCCACCTGCTCTTGATAGCTGCGCAGACGAAGGGATGCGTACTGCCCCTTGATCTGCTGCGCGGTCGCCGTCTCGCTTGCTTGCGTCTGACCTCGGATGATGTCCGAGATGCCGGTGATCTCGTGAATCTGGCTCTTCACCTGCTCGAAGGCTAGGTAAGCCTCGCGCAGCGCATTGGCGAATGGCGTCAGGTCTACAAGGTCGATCGCGCCAGAAAGCCCGTTCTTCTCAGCAAACGCCGCCCAATTCTTGACGGCGGTCAGGCTGTTGTTACTGCCTTCAGTGAAGAGGCGCGAAAGCTCCGGAATGCTGTTGTCGAACACGCCGCGAATCTGGAGTGCACGGATAAGCCCGTCGATGCGGTCCGACAGTGTGTCCAGTTCCCGCGCTTGATCCTGGTACAGCGTGAAGTCGGGCAGCGGTACAAGCGATTCATTCGTGATCGTGGCGTACAGCGGCGGCGGACAGGGAAAAAACTCTTCCAGCCCTAGCGGGTCGTCGCGCTCGTCCAGAATCTTGCTAAGGCTCTTGCTGATCCAGTACGCCTTAGACGTGTCCTTGTCCCAGATTTCGTAGATGCACGCCTTGGAGTCGGTCTCGCTGTCGGCCTTGAGCTTCTGGTCTTCGTCCGGGCGCGAGTCCAGCGGAATCTTGCTGCCTTCTTCATCGCCGAACCGCTCAACGCAGGCTTGCCGCGACAGGTAGACGCGACGCCATACCGCCGTGACCTCTTCCCACGTCCGCGCGGTCGTATGCCCGAAGTCTTTCCAATGCACGTAATCAACTGGCGCGCACTCGTACTCAATCTCCTCCTGCACTTCCTGTTCTCGCTCTGCTTCCGCGTCTTCCGTCAGTTGCAGACCGTCCGACATCTCAATCTGTCGGATATGCGGCTCGTAGCGCACCCAGGACGTGCCGCGACCACCCAAGAACCGATCATGCACGCATTGCCCTAGCGTGGTCCGATAGTCCGGGTATTGGTTGATCTCGTACTCTAGGGCGCGCTCGAGGATCAGCGCAGCGACACGCCCCACCGGGTCTTGATCGCGGAATCGGCGGCTAACGTCAGGCTTCGGCACGCGGGCATAGGTGGCCGCGTACAGCGTCTGGACGTTGCTCCAAAGAATGTTGAACTTGCATTCTTCGTAACCGTCGCGCGACTGGCGTGAGTCGTCCCTGTACCGCTTGAGGATGTTTTCTACGCGACGCTGCCACGGCTGAAAGTCGCGGTCATACGCCGCAATGACCTTCAGCCACTTTTCTGCGGTCATTATTTTCTAGCACCAATGGTTGGCGTCTTTTCAGTAAAGACGCACAACATTCCATTACGCGCGGCGGCGGTCGTAATCCCTGCATTTCGTGCTGGAGATTGTTGTTCTGGCAAAAAATAATCCCCAAACAACGGGTCAGACAATACATCCGTGCCTTGAACAATGCCGCCACTGTAGTTGGCCGTGTTGTTATGCAACACGTTATTATTTTTTACGATTGAGCCGCTTCCAGTCTTGGCGATGCCGTCAACAGCCGAATTAATGACAATGTTATTTTGTACGGTTGCCGTGCCTTGACTGTGACCAATGCTAATGCCTGTTTGACAATTGGTTGCAACATTGTGCTCACAAAAGTATTGCGAGGACACAACGTCTGCATCTAACCCAATCCTGTACCCGGTATCACATTTAATCGCTCGATTACCAGAGTAAACGTATGTTGAGGCCACATAACCCGACGCCGACAAATTGTCCCGAAACTGATACCCGCTGACACAATTTTTAACTTCGTTATTGAATACCGTTACATCGCCATTAAGACGATAAGTGCTTATTCCTGTTCCGTTGCAATTGGCAATGACATTGCGACTAACAGAAGAATTAGTGATTTGCGCAGTGGCTCCAGGCACATTAGAAAACATTCCAATGCCGATGCCTTGACCGTATCGAATGCCAGACCACCCTCTACCGGACCGTTCAATGTTGTTTTTATCTATTCGAATGCCAGTTAACCCGCAAACCCCACTCCCCAAAGTTAAACTAACCTCAATGCCAGCGAGCCCGCATGCACTAGCCACGCTATTGGAAATGACTCCATTTCGAATGACGCGGCTCGCAGTCCATGCTTGGGGACTAAACCCACTGTCAAAAACTTCGTCGGCATAGCAGGAATTGACAACAAAGTCATCGCAACCATAAGCCAGTTCCAGCCCGTTGCCGATTAAGGTTGTGCTTGCATTTTGCGCCGCACCACCAACGTATCTAAAGCCACAATCAATAAATTGAACGTTTGTCCGCTCTACAAATTGAGCACCAAACATGCTCCCGCCCCAAAATTCCCACCCTTCAACGCGCAACCCACTTTGCACCGCAGAAGAAGTCATTGCCGCAATAGACTCAGCCACGACATATTGATGGAATAACGGGGTTTTAGTGCTTGGCACCAAATATATGACATTCGTTGCCCAACTTCCGGTCCAAATGTTGGGACTAGTCCACGTTCCCGGCGTCATCTTCGCGCGAGTAGTAGACAAATCAGTGTCCCACTCTACCCAATTCATAGGCGAGCCGTCTTCTCGCACGCAGCCAGGGCTAACAGTAACGCCAATTCGCCAAACATCAGCGCCCGACAAATAAGTAAACCCCGACCGAGATACGCCACAATCAACAATGACTTGACGACTGCCACCATACACACCAAACCGCAAATTATTTGCAGCAAGCAACGCCGTGGGGAACGTAGAATTTATTGTTGTGCCAGCTTTTGCAAACACCCCATCGCCAGACGACAAAGAAGAGATAGACGAAAAAGATTGGTAGGGGTCACTGCGCGTGCCGCTGCCTGATCCCTGCGCGGTTGGGTCTACGTAATAGTCTGTCATGCAACAGCCATTTCTCTAGTTCGGAATGGCATATTGTCGCCAGGACCGTATGTGCTCAAAACGCCCTTTAGCTGCCAAGCAGCGCCAGCCCCCATAACACCATTGCCTACGCCAGAATTTGCAATATTAGCAACAGTTGTGCCGCTGCCATCAGTACATGGCATGTGCAATACAAGCTCGGTTGGAGATACATCTTGGCCGCAGCACACTCGACAAATTTCATCTTGCGTCAAGATTCGGCTATACACCCGAATGTCATATACCGCGCCATAAAAGAACGTGTCAGCAACCACGCCGCCCGTTCTATTGCCAATGAGAAAATCCAGACCAGCAACGTTAGGAATGGTCATTATTTGACCATCGCTGGAAAAATCAAGAATGCCGTTTTGATACACGCGCGCTTGTCTTGAGCCGGACGGCAAAGATGCGTCATAACTAGCCGCGTAATGTTGCCATTGCGCAGATTCGCCAAACGTCATGCGCGTCGAGTTCCCGCCAAGTCCGCCACCAGACAACCCGGACAAAATGGTTGAAGCGTTTGTAGTGTTAGTGCTTGTAGTCTTTTGCAGAGACCAGCCGCCAGCAGACGCCGCGTTGGTGCGACCAAAAATATAACCAAGATCAGGGCCTGAAAAACTTTTTGCCCAACACATAATGGTTAGCTTTGACGTAATTTGCAGCGCCGCATTGTCTGCAACCGTGACAACCCCGTTGGCAGTGCCATCAAGCGTCAAAACTGCGGGGACGTTCCGAACGAGGTTTCTGTAATTGTCCGGAGCTATTGGCATGTTACTTCCACAAAATCAAAATTAGGCCATCAGTCGGGTCGCCACTCAAATTAACAGTGACTCCGGTTTGACATCGAACGCCTGTCGCATAAAGTTTTTCCGATGCCGCAGCCACTGAAATACCGGACGGCTCAAGCAATTGTCCAGACGCAGCAGTGTTGTCATAAATCGTCATTGTAAGCACGCCAGCGTTGCCGAGAATTTTGTACCCGCCATATGTAACGCCGCCATTGGTGGCAACCGATCGAACGGTTGTCGCCCCCGTTGCGTTGATGACGGAATAATTCCATTCCGGGGAAACAACTTGCACATCGCGCGATTGATCTTCGCCAGCGTTAAGGGTGGCCGCGTAAGCAAATGCGGCCCCGCCAGCGTTTCGCACAGCACGAGGCGCGGCTGTTGACGTGTTGTCTTCGTCCTGTACTGCCAGCACCACATAACCAGACATTAGATTCTCCGTGATTGTTTCGGCGCGGTCTTCCACATCTCATCCAGCGAGACGGTGGGAATGCCTACGGTGATGCCGCGTATAGGCAGCGGCTCTTGCTTAGTCACCACTTCCTCGCGGTACGCAATCGCCATCATGCGGAATGCGTCTGCGGGGTGGCTCGTCCAGTCGTGGCGTGGACGCTCGCGGAATGCCTTTTTGTCCTCGTCCCACTCGCGCTGATACTGGCGCAGGGCTTCGATGCCTTCCGGCTCCGTCTTGGCGTCGAACCAAGTGTGCGGCAGCATCATCCGCGCGGCCTGGATGCCGTCTTGGATCGATAAGTCAGGCACGATTGCCAACGTCTTGAAGTCAAGATGCTCGGCAAGCTGCTCGATGATCGATCGTCCACCACTGGCAAGCGTCTTGGCCTTGGCATCGTGAGGCAACCAGTGCCCGCGATACTTGTACGGTCGAGACTTGATGACCGTTGCGTAGAACTCAATCGATCCACCCGACGAGGCGTGAAAGTCGATCACGCGAACCTCGCCGCGCAGCACCTGAAACCACCAGATAGCCGTGTCGTCCCGGTAGCCTAGGTCCCATGCCGTATAGACAGGCAAAGACGGGTCATACAGGTCAGGCACGATACGCCCCGCCTTCTCCAGCGCCACCAGTTCACGGCCGTAGTACGCGCCCAGCAAAGCGGCCTCAAACGAGCATTCGAACTCCTGCTCGTACTGGTCTTCGCTCATCTGCTTGGCGGCTTCTGCAAGCTCGCCAGCGTCTACGATGCCGGTCTCACTGGCGCGCAGCATGACGGGCAGCCAGTTCGGTTCGGCCTTCGCCTGTTGCCACACTCGCCAGAACTCGTTCTTGCCCTTCGGCGTCCCGATGAATGTCGCCCATCCCATGCGGTCTGTCAGCAGAGGCCGGATGATCTCGCCCCACACTCTCGGCCGCATGTCGGCCACCTCGTCCATCACCACGCCGTCAAGGTACAGGCCGCGCAGTGCATCCGGGTTGTCTGCACCGTACAGCCTGATGCGCGCACCGTTGATTAGCTCGATGCACAGTTCGGTGTGGCTCTCCCACGTCCGTATAGGCGCGGAGAAGCGAAGCAGGTAGTCCCAGGCTACCGCCTTTGCTTGACTGTAGAAGGGCGCAAGGTAGGCGTATCTACCGTGTTCCTTGCCGTCAACGATCGCCCTGCGAATCAGGTCGTTGATCGTCGCAACCGTCTTGCCTGCCCGTCTGTGAGCAACGATGCAAGCCCACCGCTCTTTACGGTCGTGAAACGGCTGGAACACATCCCGCGGCTTGTACGGAATGACGATGCTGGCTACCTTACTTCTCCCAACTAATCGAATGCCTCTGCGGCCCGCCATCCGGCCCGCTAGTCTCGGTGCGGGCTAGCTTGGGCACGTGGTACTCGATCAAGTCTGTGACGCACTTAAACGCAGCCAGGGCGCCGTGCTCGTCCTTGATCTCGTCTAACCACTCTTGAAGCATGCCGCTATTCGTGTCGACAAACCGTGCAATGGCCTCGCGAGCAAGCGCCGCATCCTTGTTCGGCGACCCTTTCGGCCTGCCTGCCCCCTCTCGCTTTCCGCCTCTAGCCATGATCTCTACGAATGTTTATCTGGCCAAGAATCATGCCAGCTTACCCGCCGCAACCTTAATTGCCGCAGTCGCATCTACAAGCAACGCCTGCTTCTCGTTCATCTCTCGCCGCGCCGCTTGCAACTTAACCCGCAAGTCCGCCTCAAGCGCCACCAGTTGCTCAATCCTCAATTGCAAGGCTTCGGCATCGTTAGCAGCAGTCAAAAGGTCAGCAAGGGCCAAGCACGATTCTCCAATGCAAAAAGCCCCGACCATTTCTGATCGAGGCTTCTGTTTTTTCCGAGCAAGCCCGCCCCTCCCTAGGGGCAGACTAAGCGCAAGCGGTATGCGTAACTGCCTTATACGCCCCCGATTGTGCCGTGTCAATTGCTACGCTGAACAAAATCTCAGCTTTTGCAATCTCCTCCAGCAACTGCTCCTTCCCGATCGCATGCCCGTACACCGTCCGCACGCGTCGCCTGATCGTCCACTCCGGCAACCGGAAGATGTGATGCAAGCGCACGATGGCGCGCGACTCCAACGGCCTAACCGTCCGCCACGCCCGTTCCAGTAGCTCCGCATCCGCCCGCCATACCTCCGGCGCCCTAGGCCCTTCCGGGTGCCAATGCTGCGGGGATCGGTAATCGCCCTCCAGGCTCATTGCCTGCCCGTAGGGATAGCCGCCTGCGAGCACCCACCTGCGCCAATTTTCGATGCGGTCGTGTAGGGTCATGCGGACGGCGTCTGGATTGATTCCCGAACGATGAACGCAAAGGTCGAGAGATCGCACTCGATCCACGGCACGGGCCACGGCACAACAAACTTGGGCTGTACGGCAATCAATGGAAGCCGCACGCGCCACGGTTGACGAGACGCGCGATATGCCAGTGCAGGCCACAGGTCTGCCCCTGCCTGCTCGCATGCCTGCTTCCACCACTCCGACCGGAACCCCGTTTCGTGCCGCTTGACTTCAATGCTCCAGCCGGGCACCTCAATTCCATCCGCCCCACCTGCTCGCGCTTGGTCCACGTTGCGGCGCACGCAGGTGCCCAGTTCTTTCGACAGCAGGTCGAACAATTCGCGTTCGCCCCTCTGCCCTTTCAGTCGCTGCATCGCACTCATACCGCCTCCATGCTTTGGTGCATCTGCGCGACATCGCGCACAAGCGCCGGCCCTG